TGGATTAGCCACCTGCGTTTACCTTACTTGATCCTTCTGATGATGCATTGGCAGGCCAAGTACCATGACCTCCAGTAGCGTCACCTTTACGATGAACACCCTTGCCACCGACTTTAACTTTACTTGAAAACCCAACAACTGGATCTCCACAGGCTGTTGCATCTCCTTGCCTAATAACGTATTTACCTTCTACCTTTACATTTGTTTGCGATGATTTGTAAGGCGTGCGATGTTCCGGATTAGGCGTTGGTGATGCATGGCCGATATGTCTATGTGCAGTTGTTGAAACTTCTGGCATTTGATTTCCTTATAATTGTGGTACTAAGTTATCCATATCAAAGTTAACACTTACACCACATCCACAGCTACTATGAGCATTTGGATTTTTAATTTCAAAGTTTGAGCCAACTAAACTTTTAACGTAATCTACTTCTGTTCCAATTAAAAACATGACTGCGTGAGATTTAACCGCAAAGTATCCTTCATTACATGTAATTACTTCATCACCTGGTTCTAAGTCTTCTACCTTTGCGGTACCCCACTCATATTCGAAACCAGCACAGCCTCCGCCTTTAACGCTAAGCGTAATTGCATAGCATTTATTCTCTTTACATAGTTCGCTAATTTGTTTGTCAGCGTTTGGTGTGACTGTGCAAATAGTCATTAATTATTCCTTGTTAAAGCGGATGCCCTATACCGGGCACCCTGAAAAGCTTAAGCTGCTTCTAGTAATTGTTCTTTTGCAATTATATATTCTTTTACTAAACCAGATCTGACGATATCATCTACGCCAAATCTAACTACGTCAAAGCTTCTAATTGCGTCTAAAACCTTTATAAAGTCGTGCAACCCTGTGATATCTGCTCTATTTCTAGATTGTTGTAAATCATCCTGTTTTGTGTCTCCACAGAAAATAATCTTTGATGATTCTCCAACTCTTGTGATAATACTATCAAGTTCGTGGTATGTCATTGATTGGCATTCATCTACAATGATGACTGCGTTATCAAATGTGAGTCCTCTTACAAACGATGACGTTTTAAACTCTATCATTCCTTTTGTCTTTAAAACTTGATAAGCATCCTTTCTTTGAAATAGTTCGTTAACGATATCAGTGTATGGTGCTTCAAACACTGCCTCTTTTTGTGCCTGAGAACCTGGCATGAAACCCTGTTCCCTCGTTTGAACTGCAGATCTAATTATGACGACTTTTTCATACTCTCCTTTCTGTAGTACATCACTGAGTGCCAAGTATGTAGCACACATTGTTTTTCCTGTACCTGCTGTTCCGATGGCGGCTAGATTGTATCCTTTTTTATAAGAGTCAAATAAGTCAGATTGAGATGGTGTGAGTGGGTTAATCTTTCGCATTGCGAACTTTTGATTTAAGATGCCCATCATATGGTCTTGTTCTCTTTCTGCTCTTCTTTTTTCTTTACGGGATAGTCTTCGCTGTTTTGCCATGAAACCTCCTAATGGTGTTTTACCATGTGTTAATTTTATTTGCCACCCCATCTTTTTTAATTGAACCGGGATGATGCTTTTTCACATTCTTTAGAACATCACGAAATGCATCGTCAGGTTTTCTTAAACCTAAACGAACAGAGTCACCAAGTGCTGGTGCTTTCACAATCAATTGTTTAATGTTTGGATTTTGATCTAGGTATTCTTGACGCTCTGCCATTGACAAAATTTTGTCAAAGCGTTCGCCATTTTCAGTGTTTTCAAAAGTATAAGTAGGCATTAACTCTCCTATTTTAATTACAAAAAAGGAACCAAATTACGGTTCCTTACCGCATAGTATATCACCTATGCTTATATTTATATAATTGATGTGTTAGCCAACAATTGTTTCGTAAATTTCTTTCCAATTATCGCAACGTGGCATGTCACCAACAAATGAATCTTTGTTGAATGGATGGTTGACTAGGATACTATCAAGACCAAGAGTACGACCAAGAACTGCGTTCTCGACTTTATCTTCAATCCACCAACATCCGGTGTTACGGTATGGTTCAAGTGCTTCATCTTTGTCAGCACCAGTATCTACATAAACATATGACTCAAACACGGTAGGACCAAACATTTCAATTAAGTTTTTGGTACGAAGGTGACCAGCATAAGGGTCAGTACTAAGTGAACTGATTACACGAAAGATATAACCATGTTCTTCATGTAATTTACGTACATACTTAATAGCATCGCGAAGAGGTGGAAGCTTACGAATCCAAGCTGACTCGTTAAACATTCGAACTAGACGTTCCTTTTCCTCAAATTCCAAGTTAAAACGAGTACCAATATCGTATTCGTTTTCGCCATTAGCGACTTGAACGTAACCGTGACGTTCCATCCATTGTGTAAATGAGTGGACCCAGTCAAGTAGAACTCCGTCTACGTCAGTTAAGATTACTTTATTATTTAGCATATATTTTCACTTTCTTTCATTTTATATTCGTATTATAACAAAAAGGGGATTGAATGTCAACCCCCTTTTTTAATTTTATTTTACACCCATCATAGGTCCAAAGCGACGTTGCATTGCTTTCAGTTCAGCTTTGAAAAGTTTTCCGGATTGTCCACACTTATAAACGTATGGCATTTTATAGTTGCGAGGTTTAAAGTCAACCAACTCATCACCCATATGGTTTTTCATATGCAGACCTTCCATCTCAACCATTTGTTTTAGTAGAGCGGAGCTTACTGTTTCTGCACCTTTAACTTTTGCTTTAACCTTGATGTCGGCTTCAGCTGAGTCAAACCTGATGTTACCAATTTCGAATTCCAAGTTGGCGCCAAATTTGTCAAGAACATTTTGCATTTCAACACGAAGAGCTTTAAGAGTTGCTTGGTCGAATTTTGTTACTTTTTTCATTTGGTAGATCCTTTTTGTTTTACCTTATATAAACAATATAACATATTAAAACAGTATTGTCAACAGTTAATTTGATTTAATTACAAAAAAGAATCGTTTAAAAACAACTACTTATTATTTTTTTCAAATAATTCCAAAAAATATAGCTGCAAAAACAGCAACTACACCAAACCCGATAATGTATGGCAGCTTTTTGATTAGTGAGATTAAGTTTTCAAGTATAAAGATTATTGCGTTTGCAAGAGGCTTGCCAATAAATGGAATGTATGCAATGGTTGTTAAAATGATTTTTACGATTCCGCCAATTAATTTACCCATGATATATTCCTTTCTATGCGAATATCAATATTGCACCAATAAAAAGGGCAATTAGTAATAGAGATTGAGTTATGAATTTTAGTAACGTTTTACCAAAGCCTTGTTTGTTGTGCTGTGCGTTACTACCACATCCAACTGTATTACAAACCCAAACCTTGCGCTTACGCATGTAATTACGTTTGCTGTTACCACTCATCCAATTACCAAGTTGGTTATTTGCTTTCTTGTCACCAAGTAATGCAAACCCTACTGCCCTCTTTGATAGGCCGGCATTCGATGAGCCGCTGTTGTATTCAATTTCAATTTGCTTCATGTTGGGTTGAATACTTCTATACCCGCATGCAGTGCATGTTCTATTACTATATGCCATAATATATTTACCGTGTTACTTATTATTTTTTTTCGAAAGATTGAAATCGTCTTCTAACCAACGCTCTGAAAGCTTTGATTTTCGCTTTTCTCTACGTTGCTTTTTACGATTTTCTTTCTTAGAAGAATAGTCGTCATTGTCTCCCCATTCGTCGTCGTCCCATGTTTCTCGGAATGATTTACGCTTAGCCATATTCTTAACCTATTATGCTGTTTCTTTAATTAGTTGTGGAAATGCTTCGTTGATTACTTTTAAGGAAATACCTTTAAAGGGCTTTTTACAGATCATGTAATTAGCCAACAATTCTGCATCATCATTATCAATGTCTTCTAAAAACGATATGAAGAGCGATTCACGTTTTACTTGTTTGATGTTGTCGTATCCGCCACCTTTTACGAAAATACGAAGACGACGGGAGTCAGACATAAGCATAGCTTTAGCTTCATCTTCGTATTCATTTTTGTTCCAAGGCGGAGGAGTATTAGGAATTAAAAACTCTATCGAAGGATCGTAAGTAGCTTGAACAACAGTGCGCAATGCAAAGCTATCATGCTTTTGAAGATTTGCAACCTTTTCTGCAGTTGATTTCAACTTGCCAGTTTCAGCTACGATTTCACTTATTGATATATGTACCGCCATTTAAAAATCCTGTATGTCAGTGATAAGATGTTTCAATTTTTTCTGAATAAAGTAATTAAACAGATGTTCTCGACCAATGTTCTTTTCTTCATTGTACTCTGCACGAATTTGATCTTGATACTTTTGAGGAATTTCAGATAGATCAATCATCATTTTGTTACGATAAAATCTACGTAGAGTTTCCTCATCCATATTTTCAGTACCGTCTGA